GCCTGAAATAGTACAAGAGATGTTAAGAGGTTGGGGAACAATATATGCAAGAGCTAAATTTGGTACTGTTCCTGTAGTGAGAACCTAATGGGTTTTAAATCATCCATACAAGGATTAGTTCAATCTGCATTTGTTACTATTGGTGATATTGCAGAAACTGTAATTTATACCCAAATTGTTCAAGGTCAATACGATACTTTTCATGGACAGATAGCAAACACAAACACTGAATACACTTTTCAAGCAGTTGTAAAATATTCTATGCTTCAAGGTGATAAAGTTTCTGGAAATGAAACTGAAATAGGCTTTACAGGTGATATTTCAATATTATTTGCCGCTAAAGATTTAGCAATAACACCTTCTACACAAGATACTATAACTCGTAATAGTGAAATTTATTCTATCAATAGCATTGCTTCGGATGCTGTAACTGCTACTTACACTCTTAATTTAGTGAGGTTGGGGTGAGTAGTACCGCAGTTTTTAATGTAAATTTGACTTCATTTGCTAAAAAAATAGGTATTGAAGCTGAAGTAGCTGTAAGAAAAATTACATTTGATGTGTTAAGAGGTGTAACTAAAAAGACACCAGTAGATACAGGTAGAGCAAGAGCAAATTGGAATTTAGGTTATCAAAGTATTAATACTAAAATTACAAGTGATACTACATTTAAACTTGTTGAACCACCTAAAGGAAGTGGTAATAAAGTAATTTACATTACTAATAGTTTGCCATATATTAGTGCATTAGAAAATGGGTCAAGCCAAAAAGCACCTAAAGGTATGGTAATGATAACTTTACAAGAAATAGTAAGGAGCTTAAAATAATGTCATTTGCTGATGAAAGAACAGAAATTGAAAACAGATTAGAGTCTTTATGGCTAGGCACTCCAATTGATTATGATAATATTGCTTTTAATCAGCCTAATAATAGTTCTTGGATTAGACTTAATATATTAAATGGTGTAACTGAGTATAGGGCATTACAATATAAAAAACGCTATAATGGTATAATCAATGTTCAAATATTTGTACCTGTCAAAACAGGAACAAGCATAGCAAGAGATTATGCTGATACTGTTTGTAGCATATTTGATTCACAAGTTTTTGATAGTGTGTCTTGTGATGTAGCAAGTGTTACAATAGTAGGAGCTGATGCGAAATGGTATCAGATTAATGTTGACACACCTTATTGGAGAGATTCATGAGTAAAAAAGATGTAAAATTATACCCACCTAATGGTGGTGAGGACTTTATTATTCCTCATCCAAATAAGGTGAAGTTAATGAAAGAAGCTGGCTGGGTTGAAAAACAACCTGTAATTAAAAATAAATCAAAGGAGAAGTCAAATGAGCAATCATAAGGGCAGTGAAGGATTAGTAAAAATTGGCAGTGCAACTGTTGCTGAGGTTAAAGACTGGAGTCTTTCTGAAACAGCAGACACTATTGAAGATACAACAATGGGTGATGTAGCAAGAACTAGGAAGCCATCATTAACATCTGCAAGTGGTTCGATAAGTGCATTTTGGGATGAAACAGATTCAGCAGGGCAAATTGCTATGCAGGCTGGTTCAGAGGTGGCTCTAAAGCTATACCCAGAGGGAGCGACAACGGGAGATTATTTTGCCAGTGTTTCTGCAATTATTACTACTCAAGATGCTAATGCTTCAATGGATGGCATGGTCGAGGCTTCATTTTCTTGGGAGTCAAACGGTGCTGTAACTTGGGCAACTGTTTAAATAAATGAGTGTTCTTGATAAAGCAAAAGCTCACTTTGATAGCATTGAAACAAAAGTTATCGAAGTGGAAGAATGGGATTGTACGATTTATGCAACCCCATTTACTATGGGTGAAAAGAAAAAACTTTGGAAACATGCTAAAGAAGATGATATAGAGTTTATGGTCAGAACCTTGTTATTAAAAGCATTAGATAAAGATGGTGAAAAAATGTTTGATTTAGCAGACAAGATAACATTAATGAACCATGTAGACCCAAATGTAATTGTTAGAGTTGTAGGTGATATATCAGTAGCGGACACTATTGAAGAAATGTCGGGAAACTAATAGGCGATTCCGAGCTAAAAGGAAAGTATGAACTTGCGAATCGCTTACACAAAACTGTTGCAGAAATTGATGCAATAACAGTTGAGGAGTTTAACGGATGGATTGCCTACTTCAAATTAAAGGATAAAGATGGCAATTAATCAGATAGCAACACTCGGTGTTAAAGTAGACCCTAGAGGTGCTGTAACAGGTTCTAAAAGAGCAAAAAATGCTATTACTGGTATAGGAAAAGCCGCTAGTGGTGTTAAATCAAGAATCTTATCTTTACAAGGTGCATTGTTAGGACTTGGTGCAGGTGCATTAGTAAAATCAATTATTACAACAGCTTCTAGTGTCGAAAGCCTAAAAGTTCGTTTACAATTCCTTACAAAAAGCGGTGAAGAAGCTACACAAGCGTTTAAAGATATGAATACTTTTGCCGCTAAAGTACCATTTTCTCTGGAAGAAATAGAAAGAGCCTCACCATTACTATTGACTGTTGCAAAAGATGCAAGTGAGTTGAATGAGTTATTAGCTATCACAGGTGATATTGCCGCAGTATCAGGACTATCATTTGAAGCCACAGCAGGACAATTACAAAGAGCAATGGCTGGAGGTATATCTGCCGCAGATTTGTTTAGAGAAAGAGGTGTTAAAGCCTTCTTAGGATTTGAAGAAGGAGTCCAATTTAGTGCTGAACAAACAAAAGAAAAAATACAATCTATGTGGAGAGATGGCACTACAACTGCTGTAGGTGCTACAGAAGAACTAGCAAAGACTTTTGTAGGTCAAGTGTCAATGATGCAAGATGCTTTCAGAGAATTAAAATTAGCTGTTGCGGATGCTGGTGTTTTTGATTTAGCAGGCGAAACAATCAAGAAAATAACTGAAATATTTAGAAGTGAAAAATCTATAGAAAATATGAAGAAGTTTGGTGAAACTTTAACTACACTTGGCAAAGGTGTAGGAAGTATTATTGAACAGTTTATGGGTTTACCAGATTCAATAAAAACTACAGGAGTTTTATTAGCAATTGTTGGTGGCACAAAAGGAAAAATCGCATTAGCAACTCTTATATTATTTAAAGACGAAATAAAAGAATTAGGTGATATTCTTGATATGGGTCTTATAAGTATTGGAAAAACTACTGATAATTTAGATGCATTAGAAAAATCTTTAGAAAAAGCCCATTTTGAAGCTGGTATTTTTAGAGCCATTTTAGCTGGTGTTCAGCCAGATGAAGATGATAACTTTATTATTGCTACAGCTAAAGCACTAAAAAGAATGAACGCTACAGGCATGGGAATGATGAACAAAGATATTGCTGATGCTGAAGCACTTGTTAAAAGATTAACTAACGAACTTAAAACTCTTAAACAAGATTTAGGAATAATTGGTAATGAAAAGCAAGAATTTAAAATGCTTACTGAAATTAAAGACCAAGTTAAACAAGTAGGTGAATTAATAGATAGAGATTTAAAAAAATTCAATATGGGTATTGGTGTTGAAGCTGTTGAAGCAGTTGAAAAATTAGCTGATGCTTTTCCTTTTTTAACTAAACGAACAGAAGATTTTTTTCACGTAACTTCAATAATGGGTAGAGGCATAAATGCAACAGGTGGTGCAATTGATGGAATGCATGGCATGTTAGATGTAGTTAAAGAAACAACTAAAGAAATAGAATTTGGTAGCGTTGCAACTCGAGTTATGGGCGAACAATTTGATAAACTTGCCGCAAAAGCTAAAGAATCTCAAGAAAAAATAGAAGAATTTGCTATTGGTTTAGAAAGTAGTATTGAAGGCTCAATCATGAAAATGGTGCAAGGGCTTATGTCTTTTAAAGATGTAGTTAAAAGTGTTTTTCAATTTGTAGCACAAGAAATGATTAAAATGAACATAGCACAACCAATGGCTTCGGCTTTGTCAGGTATTATTAGTGGAGCTTTTGGTGGAGCTGTAACAGGAACAGGCAACCCACACATGAATAGCGGTGGTGGTTTTGGAGATTTTTTAAAAAATTTGTTTAGAGCAGATGGTGGTAGTGTAACTGCTGGACAACCTTATATTGTAGGTGAAAGAGGAGCTGAATTATTTACTCCAAATAGTAGTGGTATGATTACACCAAACGATAAAATGGGTGGACAAACTATTAATGTAACATATTCACCACAGGTAAACGCTTTAGACCCAAGACAAGCACAATCAGTTATAGCAGAAAATGCACCGACTATTGTTGCAGTAGTCAGACAAGCCTTTAATCAAAACGGACAGCAGGTAGCTATATGAGTTTTCCAACAA